AACTAAACAAAGTTACATCAATGATTGTAAGAGGCTCTACAACCTCCACAGTCCCCCACGATCCTTCTACCCAGCTTCGTGTATCGTGCTGCCAATTCCATTGGTAACCTGCCCTATCTTGTGGCTTAGGGTCTCTTACGACCCATTCCCAGTTTAGCCAAACAAGTTCCTTGCCTTCAGGAATCTCTGTAGGAGGTGATGGAGCCTGTTGCCAGCCCTCTGTTCCGTCAGTTTCTTGTGATGGGATAGACCCGTTTTTAGTCCAGTACATATCTATTCCTAAAGGGTCGGAAACGCTGCTGTTGGTGCAGTGAAGTTGGATGTGTAGCGAGCGTAGCCTCGGGTGATGCGAACGTCTTGCATGTAGCCATTAAGTGAAGGGTTGTTTTGACCTCTTCCTAAAGCAATTTGATTTGTTGCTTGATAGATTGAACTACTTGATGTCCACGTTGAATTTTGAACACCATTCTTAAACGCTCTAAATGTACTGCCCGATCTTGTTACCGCCCAGTGATCCCAGGTACCAGTTGTAAATGAACCCCAGGTATTACCATTTGATATATCCCAGCTTGACCCATTGGAAGATATATAAATTTTCCAAACGCCATCTGATATACCAAATATTGGAGAATATACATCAGTACCAGTTGACATTTGAGCCATATAACCACTTATAGCATTTGCATAAAACCACCATTCAATGGTGAAATCCGCAGATCCTAAAACTAATAACGGCGATGATGGTGGTAATAAATAATCCCCCGTCCCATCAAACGCCATAGATCCACTGCCCCACTTAGCAGAGATCGCCGTACTTATCTGAGCATTGCCCACCGTCTCCAGATCATTCTTGCTAGTAGCATCGTAAATACCAGCGTTAGTGTAGTTTAGGAGGAGGGAGGTGTTGGTGATGGCTGTGAGAGGTGCCGTGGGGACGGTTATGGTTGATTGAGAAGGATCGTAGACCGCCGTGCCTTTGACGATCCTATAACTTCCAATATAACCAGTTATAAAATCTGTGTTTCCATATCTTGCGCCGATTGTAGGAATGGCATTTGTACTAAAATTTGAGGTATCCGTTCTTTGATGTGTTCTTGTACCGTTAACAAAAACGGCTACGTTATTACTACCACTTCCTGATCTTACAACTGCAATGTGCAACCACTGATCTTTTGAAATGCCAGTTGCAACATTAATATCATCCGTGGAACCAAAACCTAAATAAAGCGTTGTTCCACTAAGATACACATAAAACCTTGATGTTGATTCAGAACCTGATACTCGTAGGTCAGTAACATAACTAAATGTGCCTTGCGTTCCTGCGTAGTAAGCCCACGCCTCAAACGTCATATCACCTGTGCCAAAAGCAAAAGCTGAATTTGCAGGGGCTTTTAGATAATCCGAGTTCCCATCAAAATACCCTGACCCACCATAAGTCGCAGCAGACCAGCTAGCACTGGGGTTGAATGGAGAGAAGGCTTGTACGGAGGGAGAGCCGGAAGTGGTTATCGTCAGTGAACTTGCACTTGCGTCTCTAAATCTATTGGATTGGCAAGTAAGCAAAACTACTGTGCCTGTTGATACGGATGTTGTTAGTGGTATTGTGCTAGGCGTAAAATTACTTGTATATAGCGCACCGGTTGTTGCTCTTAGGTTTGACAGGTAGCCGTAATATTGAAGGCTTGACCTAGTATTCCAATCATCGCCAATAGATGGAGCGGTTCTAGTAAAGCTAGTTGTGTAAGTTGCCGTTGTAGCATCAGCCACACCGTTAATATAAATTTTTACATTCCCAGAACCGCTGCCACTGCGAACAAGAGCAATATGCGTCCACGTATTCGCAGAAATGGTTCCAGTTGTTGTTAACAAAAACGATGAATTTGAATAAAGATAAACTTTTGCAGCAGAAGTAAGCCCTAACGCAAAACCACTAGCATCACCGTCACTTGTTCTGTTGTCAAAAATAGTGTTGTAGTCAGCAAAAGATTGAGGGTATACCCATAACTCTAATGTAAAGTCAGACCCTAATTGGGTCATAGATGTTGTAGCTATTTTTGTAGACGCTGCGCCAAAATAATTCCCCCACCCCGTCTGCGAGAACGGTGAGAACGTACCTTGTGTCGTATTGCCGTTACGGGTGATGGTGAAGTTATTGGTAGAGCTATCTAAGAACGTGTTGTTTTGTGCGCCGTTGGTTCCGTTGCCTGGGAGCAATAGCGTGGTGTAGTCGAAATAAGGGTCGGGCAAAACAGAGGGAGGCCAGATGCCCTGACTTTTGGCAATCATCTGCTCTACAAGTGACCAAACGCCCTTTGCAGATGCGGTTGTCGGAATATTTGCTGGGCCTATAACCCCGCCGTTACCACGCGGCATAGAACCTCCTAGCTAATATCTTCGTAAGAACAAACAATCTGCAAGGCAGATCCTGTACCTGCGGTCGCCCCTAATGATGTGTTCTCTTCTAGGTAAACGTAAGCGTCTTTGTCAATGACTACTAACGTAGCATTGCCGGGGACCGCCACCGTAGAAGCAATCGGATAAGCCGTACCACCTAACGCAGCCGCCGAGTATTGGTTGATCGTGATGTTTACGGCTGAAGCCGTTGTATTAGCAACGTACAGCGAGTTAATCTTTAAAGCCTTACCTGAACTTGCAGCATTACTCAATACTGACGTTGCAGATGTCGTTGTTAGGCTTACAGCGGTTGTTTTGCCTGTAATGTTCGTCGGCGAAAGCAAATTGGGCGCAGCCATAAATTATCCCCAAATCATTGCGGCAGTAACGCCATTGACACCGTAGACAGCTTTGCTAGCCGGGTAAGTTACAAAAACCGCTTTTGTGCCTGCTCCAAAATTCACAAGACTTCCTGAATTACTCGAAGAAAGCACTGTTGTCCGGCTCAACGTTGTTCCTGATGCCGTGTACGTTCCGATGCCGACTTCCCAGTTGGACCCGGACTGATCGGCTATCGTGTAAAAGGTCGTGTTTCCATTACCTATTACCGAGAACGATTGGAAGCCCGTCGCAGCACCGGCTAGCGTTATCGTGCCAGTGCCGGTGGTTGCGGTTGTCTCTTGAACACGATCAGCAAGAACGAACGCCATCTTATGCCGCCGCTAGACTGAACGTATAAGTTACTTGCAGTGTGTCGCCGTTGGCAACGGAACGATCACCGCCCGTAAAGTCAGCAGCAGAAAACAACGTGCCAGACGTTCCAGATGCAACGCTACACAGAAACGCTCCTGCAATCGTTGCAGTTGCATTGATACTAAACGATGCCTTACTTGCCGAGTTCGTAACCACCGAAGGATTGGCAGTCGTTGCTGCCGCAAACGTCGCTGCGGGTCGGCTTCCTGAGTAAGCAGTGCTTTCAGTCCATCCAGCGTGCGAAGCTAACGTATCGCCAGCCGCAAACGTTGTACCGCTGCCGGGTCCCGTAATCAAGCCTACATACCACGCAGTAATACGAGCTGTAGCGCCGTCCAGGGAGGTTCCAGCCATATACTGAAGCCCGGTATTAACAACAAGGTTGGGAGCCTCGTCTGACCACTTTAAGCGACCGTCTTTGTCAAAACAACTGACAAAATACTTACCTAAAGCAATGAGATTTTCTCCAGACTGCGAGCGACAAATTAAGTCGCTAGAGACAATATCAACAGATTTTGCGATTTCCATAGCACTTCCTTAAGTTTGAATGGCAACTGCGACTACATCCCAATAAGAAACGTCTGTATTGTAGATGCACCCTACATAAATCACTTTGCCAGCTATCGTTGCCGCAGGGAGCAAAGTGCTTATTTCTCTATAAATTGGGTCCCACGTTAAAACTCTAGGAGTCCCATTGTCAAGAATTCTAAAAATCAATTTGTCGCCATTTTGAGGCGATCCTGTCGGAGCCAGAATGGAAAGACTTGATGCTAGCGCCGTGACTACATATTGATCGTAATTTGCAATCGAAGGCGTGATGGTAGTTGCCGTTGCAGTGCTACTAACCCTCGGATCAATTCGCTTGCTCGTTAAAGTCGCCGCTCCGTCACTTGTAACCATTCCGCCGCTTGCGTTTAGGTTAACTTGTAACGCCGTGAGAACGTTAGTACCTAACGCACCGGAAGATGCCCATTCTGTGCCAGAGACAAAGTAAGGAATGCCTCCTGTCGTACCAGCAACAGAAAAAACAGGACTTGTTGTTGGGTTAGCTATAGATACAATGCCGCCCGTCCAACTAACACTGCCTATGCCACCAACGGGTCCCGTTGGGCCTGTCGGTCCACCCGGAGGTCCCGCTGGTCCAGTAGGGCCAATAACGCCCTGATCTAAGACAAGCGTAATCTGATTCGCGCTTGTAACTGTCGTGCTCAATTCGTAACCCCATCAGATCTGATTAAAAATAGCAAGAAAATAATCAAGTCTTGCGCGGGTGTAGATCCGCTTGCGGGTATTGCAATCGTGATGTTTCCAGAAAAACCAACTGGATTAGATGCGTTAATGTCAAGCTGAGAGTCTGTAGAGAGAACCGACCACGCAGATTCATCTATCACCAGAGTAAACGATCCAGCCGCGAGATTCTGATTGGTGATTGTCAGGCTTACAGGACTAGGTGCTGGCGTGTAGTCGGCTATGTCGAATGTGAGACCGTAGCGTGAGTCTCTAACATTAGAGAGCTGCCTGCGAATAATTTGGCTTGTAACGGTTGCGCCCGTCAAGTTACGAGGCGTTCCATCTGAATTATTGAGCGTCAAATTCCAGTAAGTTTTCTGGTTGTATACCAGCTCACCGGCGATAATTTGATTATCAAAACCGCTAACTTGCGTAAGCGTATTTTTATTAAAGACGGCCATTTTCCCTCACTCGGTAGATGACGTTCGTTAAGCACTCTCAACAGAACGGTGGCTATCTTGTCTTTTTTAATATTCTACCACCCCATCTTTGTAAAAGGCTAGGTTGTTTTTTAGTCTTTGATCGTCGGGAGAAAGATCAATAGCGGCTTGACCATATCGCGCCGCCTCGTCTTTAAGACCTAGATGATAGGCCGAGATCGCTGCAAGATCGTGCGGCTTAGATCCCCACACTTCAGGATCGCAGGTATAGACAAGCTCTCTGTCCACGATGCTAAGTGCCATTGTAGCCGCGTGATGGCATTCTTTCCACAGGTGTTTCTTATAACAAGACATCGCAAAATCAACCCACGGTTCTCGTGTTCCCGGAGCCTCAGCAATCGACATTCTGAACCACTTTAGAGCCGTCCAGTAATCAAGTTTCTCATCATAAGCCTGACCTAAGAGCCGCATCGCGTAACACCGCTCATTCGGCCACGTTGCTTCAGGCATATTCAAGTAAGCATTTAGAGCCTCTATAGCCTCATCCCAGAGACGGTAGAAGGTAAGCTCACGGGCAAAGTAGAAAGCGTTTCTAGGGCATCTAGGATCTTCTTTAACAGCCATTCTGAGGAGGTCGAGATATTGCCCCCGTGACTTAGTGGGATCGGGATGATGAGAGACTAAGAGCTTGTCGGTGTAAGCGTAACGCTCTTGAATGCGGAGATCTGGCTTCGGGTATTCATGCACCGGATGATGCCAGCGGTATCCGTTTCGATGGTGGATCTTTTCGTAGTAAAACAAAATGCCGTGACCCCAATCAAACTTATACTTTAGTCTAGTCGTTTCGGGCTTCCAGACGCTTTCTATTTCCTCGCGCCATCCCGGCTCTAAAACCTCGTCGAGGTCTAGGGAGATACAAACATCGTAGTCACCGGGGATCAGACACAAAGCCGTATCTCGCGCCATATCGAAACGCCACGGCTTCACAGAAATATCGTAGACCGTAGCGCCGCATTCTCTTGCTAGGCTTGCAGTGTTGTCTGTAGAGCCTGTGTCGGCTATCAGGATAAGGTCAGCATCTTTTGCTGAGTCGCAGAATCGTTTTACAAACTGCTCTTCGTTTTTTGAGATTGCGTATACGCAGATTTTCATGTTTCCCACGGCAGAGGCGGATCAATGGTTGATGGTGACTGCTTTTCCTGAAGCCTTGTACTAACGATCTCTTCGGTTCCTTCCTTACTGACTTTCTGCCAAACCCATCCTAAAACCTGATCTTGTGTAAGACTGTCGTAAGGTGTGAAATCACCGCTAGGAGGGCTTAACAATGTAACCCCTGAGAATGACTCATCCGCCTCGCTTACAGTCCACGAAGCCGCTATAACAACGTCTGAGAGGCCATCTACGATGGGTTTCACTTCTAGTTTGGTGATCTGCCAGTTCATTCTAGCTCCGCAAGTCTAGCCTCTAATGCCTCGACCTTATGAATTAACTCTAGTAAAGCAAGATCTTTTAGCATTTGGAATTTAGTGTTGTCGAACGTTAAAACTCGATCATTCGTTCCCGGTACTTTTTGATAATCGCCGCTAGGAAGCATTGGTGATTCAACTAAAGCCTCTGCAATACCTGCGCCGACTTGCTGCGCCGTATAACCCCAGACTGGATTAGATGCTTCATGCTTCCATTTCCAAACAACCGGCTTGCCGATTGCTTTTATAGCCTCCAGTGCATTAGGAACCGGAATGTCGCCTAAGACATCTTTCATCCTCGCATCAGAGGTTAGCGTCGACCACGTTGCGGTTGACCCTCGCTGGTTAATATAGACGCCCGCATAGGTTCCGCCTGAGAGCGTGTAATACACCATATTCCCGGTCGTGAGATTGGTGTTCTCTGATCCTAAAAATGTTTGCAGGGTCGCTGTAGATCCGGTCCCCGCTGCACCAACTACTGAAGTCGAGCCGTTCTTAAATCCACCGACATAGGTTTCCGAAACAAGCCCACTTGTAATCTTGCTGCCGGGAAGATTAGGAATGTCTGACGCGCTAAGACTAGCAAACGTTCCATCGCCTCTCAGGAATTGAGTCGTAGAACCGTTGAATGCAGAGAAAGTATAAGAACCGTATCTGATAGTTCCGCTGCGGATGTTTAGCGCATAACCTGAAGAGTCAGCAATAGAGACTTCCGTGCCGCCGCTTGTGTTGTATCCCCTGACAGCAGCCGAATAAGATCCATCCTGATAGCCTAAGAAACCACTGACCACACCTGAGCCGTAATCTCTGGTTCCACTTGCACCCGACCGAATGTTTGTCGAGCCCGTTCCTACCCACGCTCCTAATGTGCCTTCAATCGAAGCATCAACTGTTTTTGCGTAGTAACCATAGGAACTGTTACTAAGCCCCGTGACGTTGGGAATCTCTGCGCTCGCTCCTACTGCCGTTGATCCTGTGATGACAGGGTTAAGCCTTAGTAGTGCGTCTGTGCTTGTGCCAGTGCCTCCAAATGTCGCTAGTAATGTATTACTAGAGTTGTAAACCGCGACCTTATTGGAAACTCCCTTGTTGATCTCGACCCGCTGCGCTCCGCTTACGCCCGTAACTAACTCACCTCTAAGATATGCAGCATTTGCATAGAGGTTTCCTGAAGGCTGATCGAGATACCAACCGAGGGTTCCAAAGTTTGTAGTTGTCGGTGGATTTGGCCCGTCGTAGTTATCGGACCTAATGCTTTGAAAGATGGAAGCGGCAATCGGACCTGTCCACGCTGTCGAGTTAGCCGGAACACCGTCTACCGTGACTGCATTAGCGTTGTATCTCCCTTGTATGTACCAAAGAACTTGCCCGATGGACACAGCAGGAGTCGATGAGGACCAGCCACTAGGAACCGCAGATCCAGAGGTCGGAGTCGTAAAGGTTGGTGCGGCAGCGCTTTGTGACTGAACAAGATAAGCCGTCAGTGCGGCAATACCTACTAAGCCCGAACTGCCCGTGGGTCCCGTTAATGATGCCCCGGTAGGACCAGTGGCCCCGCCTGCCCCGGTCGGCCCTGTCGGTCCGGTAGGCGTAACTGGAGTCCAATTTAATACGGAGCTTGTTGCAGAAAGAGCGCTTTTTGCAGAATCATTTTCGACAGAGAAAGCGAAGTAATAATTTCCTGCGGACAATGTGATGTTGTCGAACTTAAAACTTGATGAGTTGGCAAACGTAGAGCCATTGGAAAGAATGGCTGAACTCCATACCTTCCAATCCGTGGCAGACGGGCTTGCAGAGGTCGTGTAAAACAAGGTGATCGTCGTTACTCTTCCCACTGCTGGCATCGTGCAGGTAGCCGAGAAAGTAGGAGGAGCTGTCGAAGGCGATAGATCGCCAATAACCGGAGCGTTTAGCGAAGAAAAGTAATTAGGACTCGGCAGGCTTGAATTGGGAGCCGCGGTAAATGCGGTGATGCTTGCATCGTCGTAAACCACCGCGTTGTACTCAGAAAGCTCTAGGCTTGCACCGAGATTGCCGTCATCGACAGTCGCCTCGGATACCTTCATCACTCTAAATAATTTATTGGTCCAGCCGTAGTCAGCGTTTGTAATATCAACCACATCACCCGCGTCAACCTGAATGCCGGGGTAAGTGGAAGTGATCGTGACAATCAAATCCTCTCTGGCTTGCTCAAGCCTGCGGTTTCCTAAATACTGAGCCTGAACAGAGTCGTTCGTAAACTCTAAAGTAGTTGTCTGTCTATTGGGTGGTTCGTTGGGATATAAGAGACCCGCAGGAGTCTCCATATAAACAAGATCGGGCTGATCTCGATTTAGTTTGGAAGGAAACTCAATCTGAATCTGGTTGATCTGCTGATTAATGTCGGTGGCCGAAACTCTGATTTCGCCAATGAGATTAGTGTCATTAAATGAAAAGGTCGAGCTTTCTGCTTTGTTGATGACAATCGACCAGAGACCCGAAGCCGCGTTATATGCCATCCAACTATCTGAGCATTCCAGCATCTTTTCGACGTTCTCAAGCACCGGCCTTCCTGTGTCGACAACACCGTTGATCCTGTATCGGGCTTGCGTAGCTGATCCACCTCCTGCGGGCGTGTAGGTGATTGTCTGGTCTGAGTAAGTATTAAGAGCCGTCGCGCTTGTCGAGTCCACTAGCCCCGTCATGCCAGCGCCGTACCTTGCGTCGGTCATGTAGTCGTACCAGACATCTCCGGGTTTTGCTACGGTTCCACCTTTAGGATAGTGCTTGCAGTAAAACGTGATCGGCTGCAACCCTGTGGTTCCTGCGTCAGCGTTGTAATTGAGCTTGACAATTGCAAAGGCTAGACCGTTCATCTGCCGACCCGAAGAGGGCCAACGTAACGCGACAGGAATATCAGAGCCTCCCATCGTGACATTAGGTGCGGTTCCGTTTACCGCAGTAATCGTTCCTGCATTTGTCGAGGTGTAAAGGCTTATGTACAGATTGCCAGAGATTTTTGTGTCGACGTTTCCATCACCATCCGTCAACGACACTACTTTAGTCTGGTCTGTCCCGTCAAAAGTGACTAAGCGATCACCGTAGTAAAACTTTGTCCGATCATAAGAGAATGTCGCGCTTGCGTCTGATGAGATAGAACTGATCGCAAGAACGTAGTACATCGTCTTTTGATCGCTCGACAAGACTGCGTCGACAAACACGCCACCTAGCCACGCATCACCATAAACGACAGGGATTGAGTTGTTGTTGGCTGGAGGGACCTGTTGCCTTGCGCCAGTGTCCTGTGAATTCGGAGGCTTAGACCCGAACACTCTTGTGATGACATAAGAGACGGCAAAGTTAACCGCAAAGGTCGCCGCAGCAAACGCTACCGTTCCTGCTTGAAAAAATGCGGCTGCAACAATTGATCCGGGCATGATTTACTCTCGAAAGAAGGTAGCTTGCAAGGGCTTGTATTTGTATCGTGTGTAATCAATGTCTGGACTAGACGGCATGAGGCTTGTGCAAACAATATCTACCCGCTTAGAGTCCAGCATGTACTGAGCAAGTTTGTTAAACCTCAACCAAAGCCTGCCACCGAGACTTGTGTTCCTATACTCAGGCATGACCCACCACGCTACCTCGTGAAGCTCTCTGACGTAGCGATTCCAAAAGTTTCTTGTGATGTACGCAGCAAGGAATCCGTGTAGGTTGTCATCAACTAAAACAAAACCTCTACCGTGGATCATTTGATCGAAAAGGTTTTGAACTTGCGGTTCGTTTTGATTGTGTTTTAGTGCTTCTATGCCTGCTTCGTCTGCATAAGCCTTCATCATCTCAATAAGATGAGGCACATCGTATTTTGTAGCTTCTCTCATCCAGCATCTCTTATGTCGTTGGGATCTGGTAATTGGGTTTGTGCGCTTCCGGGGTCTGATTGTGAGCCAGACTTAGGTGGAGCTCCAAAGTCAAAGTATTGACCAGCAATAGCTGCAACCCTGCTCATACTCGTGTCGGAGGCATAGCGCTGCTGCCACGTCGTGAGATTGGTTTTGATCCCTGCAATCCGATTCTCAAGAATCGACCGGAAAGAAGAACACGAGATAGAACACGTTGCAGTCCTGCTTCGTGCATTCTCGTCCCAATCTTCCGTGATGGACATATTTGAGACAATGCCCTGATAGCGCTTAAAAAACTGCGTTGTCGGGCTTGTGATGATCTGATAGTTAGAGTCGAAGAATCCGCGCCAGATCTCGACAGTAGAGCCTTTGATGTTTGAGCCTAAGACCAAAGAAATGTTTGTCGGGTCGATGCCTATAAGACCAATCACCATATCTATTGAAGTCGCCTTGATCTCACGATTCACCGCGCCGACAGACAAGAGACTTCCGAGGCTCGTAAACGTATTGCCTCCGACTGTGATCGGAGCCGCTGCATTACAGAATGTGTAGGTCGTAGTCGATGTTGTTAGCTTTACAAACTCACCGTGTGTAATGGTTGCGCTATTCAGCGCCGTCATTGGGGTACTCATTGGACGTTCTCTCTGAAAACAAAGTCGGCATCCCAATCAACAAAAGCGCCATTCGTCATCGGTCTTAGTGTGTAGGTAGGGCAAACCTCAGCAACGACAGAGAACGTGCAGGAAGCCCCTACAGCCGTCAACGTGCCAACAGTGGGAGTTCCTATGATCGGCCTGTGCAATGTCGCGTTAACGGTCGATCCTGAGCCTCTCAAGACCTGTGTGGTGATCTTGTAAGGATAATTTCCTAACTGAATAAAATCACCAGCCTCAAAAACTACTGTGCCGCTTCCCACGGATGGTAAATTTCCTATGGCAATGACTGTGGCGTTCCCTGCTGGTAGCGAAGCAAGTGTTAGCGCTGAAGCCTGAGCCGAACTAAGACCGCCCTTATACTCCGTGAACCACTGAAGGTTTGTGGTGTTGAATGTGATGGTCGCTGCATTCTGTCTATCCAGATTGTCAATCGTCTGGATAACATCCCTGACTTGAGGGTAGTAAAGATAAGCATGAGGCTTAACTGTGAACACCCACGGAACCGAGGTCACATACTGAGCTGTCCTTACTTGCCCTGATCGTGAGTATTGCTGACCTACCATTCTTCGGTTGTTAACCGTGATGGACTGAGAAATGTTTAGGATGGTCTGGAAGCTCATGCTCGGCCTCTAGGTGATAGTGATTTTTGAGCGTAGGAGTTTGCAGCCCAGACCGCTCGATTGCTGCCCATGATCCGATCTTCAAAAGACTTAACGTCGATAGCTTGTATGTTGTAGTTGTTCACAGTGGTCGCTCCGCCCATCGCGTAATTCGGGACAACCTGCCCAGACATGCTCGGCACAAACAACTCAGGACCTCTTTCGCCCACGATGTAAGGGCTCCCGGAATTAACCGGGCCTCCTCCGGCTCGCTTGCCAAAGAGACCACCAAGAACGGGAACGTTAGACATAAAGTTTTCAAACAATGAGGGAGCGCCCTTCATATCCGATTTAAAAATTGTGTCTAGAAACTTATCCAGCGAGCGAGAAGCTAGCTTTTGCAGTAAAGAGGAAAGGGCTGACTTGAATGCCTGCGCGGCAGACTTGCCAGACATAAAAGCCTCGACAATCGTTGAGCCAACTGATTTGAACCCGTCTCTAATATCTTCCAAAAGCTCTAGTTGTTCCTCGCTTGCTTTTTTCGTCAGATCCATTGCCTCTAGTTCTTTGTTTGCAGTGACTTCTGCTTGCTGGCTAAGATCAAGCATGACTTGCATACGCTCTTTTTCGATCTCAACTTCGCGCTCGTAATCTTTAACGATCTGGTCTTGGCGCATCTTGCGGAGATCTTCCATCGCGGCCAGCTCTTGATTAGCTTCTTTTGTAAGCCTCATCATCTCTTCTTGTTGCTCTGCCTCCTCGCGGCGCAGACGGATAATCTCTTCCATCTTTGCAAGACCAGCAGGGCCACCTTGCTTTGCAGCCTCGAACCGCAACGCCGCTTCTTCGCCTTCTTTTAGCTTAAGAATCTGCGCGTCTAAGCCTTCGAGATAAGTCTTAAGTGCTTTCGCAGCAGAATCAGCGCCCGAGTCTTTTACAGCCTTTACCCTTGTTCCTGACTGCCTGCCGCCCTGGGTGACACCAACCACCGGAGCAGGAACCGCGGGCTCCTCTTCGCCAAATCCGAGGAACTTTTTAACGCCCATGTACGCGTCACGCGCTTTACCCATCAGCGTTAGAAAGCCGATCTTTGCCTTCTCAGTCATCTGGTCGATAGCGTCGCCTATCTCACCGATAGCCAATACACCCTTCTTTGCTTCGCCAGAGAACTTATCGGTGTTTCTTGAAAGCTGGTCAATCTTAGTTATATCAAGATTGCCAAACTGTTTTCCAAAAAGCTGCACTTGTAATCGAGCGCGTTCCGCGCCTGCGCTCATGCCAGAAAGAACCGACGTTAGGTCTCGGAAGATGTCAATCTCTGGTCTTAACAAACCACCAGCGTCGGCAATACTTACGCCCAATTCTTTAAACAGATCGGCCTGCTCTTTTTGACCATCAGCGGCAGCACCAAGCGTTACCGAGAACCGATCCCACATCTGCGCGGCGTTATCGGCTTCTTTTCCCGATTGAACCATCGCGCTTTGTAGGGCTAAGACTTCCTCAATGGCTAGACCGGAGCCCTCAGCAAAATCATTGACCGCATCAGCGGCTTTAAAAAAGGAAGTAGCAAAAGCTGTAGCAGCGCCCGCGGCTAATAACATCGGGCTGCGTAGTGCGCCCATAGCCGTACCTAAAACGTCTACGGATACTTTTAGCTCGCGGGTTTTTTGTCTCGCCCTGTCGACTTCTTGAACGAACTTTGCACTCTCGAGACCGAGAGCAACTTGTAGGGCTGCAATGAGTTTACCCGCCACGATTTCCCCCTAGTATTTCAAGAAACTCCGCTTTGAATCCGGGTAGCGAAGTGAACGCCAGAAAATCACGCTCTTGTTTTGTCATGTAATTGGGAGGAACAAAATACTCCTCCAAATGCGGGAAGAACTCGCGGCTTTTCATCGGGTTCTTAGACAATGCGTTGTAAACGATTGCCATCAAGTGCGAGATCAACATTAAGTTATGTCTCGCTCCGATCATGCCGTCGCGGTACATCAATTCTAACTCTCGGACGGTCGCTACATCAAGGCTATCAAACACTTCCGGGCTTTGACCATTAAAGATCGCCGTAGCCCGAACCTGACGATATAGCGACCCCTTTAGTTTTTTTGGATGGCCTCGTAATCAGGATTGACTGCTTTCTCAATCAAACTGACTAGGTGCTTAATCTGCGCCTCGGAAAACGTCTCGGAGATTTGCTCATAAGATAAAGCAAGCATTTCGTCGCCCTCTTCAAACCCGACCAGATTTACATAGGCAATTTCACGCATCAAATCTTGAGCCTTGAATCTCGCGGCCTCTCGTAGGCTTCGACCCTCTACAACGATGTCATCGTCCTTAAACTCGGCATTGACGTTTTGATTGATCTTGTAGAGCTTTTGGAATGTAGCGTGTAACTTCTCGTACTCCTCGGCTATTAAAGCATCCGGTGGGTTCTTGATCTTGTCCTCAAGCCCTAACATTTCTTTCCGAGTCGGAAGATAGACTTTCAAGGTATGCCCAGCGAAATCAATATCCGCGTGAGTCTGTCGTTGGAATGACTTTCCAAATCTGTCCTGTATTTTCATTTTCTAACCTTTGCTCGTTGTTTTGCTGCCCAGAGATCCATATGAGCGCCCAATAGAGACGCTAGACGATCAAGGGCAGATGATGCCATTGATTGAAAAGAGTTACGGATGAACGGTCTTGCGGGTTGCTCAGCAGTTCCGAATTCTATAGCTTCGGCAGCGGGTCGATATTCGCCCTTCGCATCTCGATAA